GTTCTTGTCGAACCCCTCGAAGTGGTACTCGCCGCTTGCCTTCATCATCTCCATCATCTTCTCCTTACACCGGGTAGAAGCCCGGGAGCATCGGGTCCGTATAGTCCCCGGACGTCGCATAGAACACCGTCCCCGCCGTCTCGAAGCGGTACTCGTCGTTCGCAGTCGCACTGTCTCCTATGGACGAGTTTTTATAGACGAGCTTCGATCCGCCGACCTTCTTCTCGTACTTCCGGAACGACTGGCCGTATCGGCAGTAGAAGTTCCGGTTTTTCATTTTCACGCTGACCTTATAGGTCCCCTCGTAGTAGTGCTGTATCGTCTGCTCGACGACAACGTAGAGGCCCTCGATCCCTAGGGTGGTATACGCGAGGTCCCACATGAGGTAAAGCCGCGATGCGTCAACGTCCTTGCAGAACAGGCTCACCTCACGCTCTTCCTCGCTGTATGCGTCGAGAAGCCCCGCTCCCTTCGTGTCTGCGTCCTGGTAGTTCGTGATCGACTCGTCGGTGAGGATGCGCTCGATCCGCCCAGAGGTGCCCGAGCGTGCGGCAAGGTCGGCGACGAGCTGGTCGTTCGTGTTGACGACGAGGATATCGTAGAAGCCGAGGTAGACGAACGTCACGAGGTCGCCAGTCGCCGGCTTTACGAGTGCGCCGGCGTTCAGTGACACAACCGGGGAGCCGTACTCCCACAGGAACGAGACGGACGTGTCCGAGTCGTCGACCCCTCGGACGCCGACGTTCGCCGCGATCCCGTTGATGAGGACGCTCGGGGCCTCCGAGAGCGAGTAGGCGAGGAGCTGCTCGGTCTGGCCTTCGGTCCAGTACACGCCGCGCGTCTGGGTGCTCGTCTCCTCGGTCGCCCCGGTGATGATCTGGACGGATCTCATGTCCCCGACCTGCTCGGACCGCTTGAGCTCTGATATCTCGGCGGGCGGGTCGACCTCCTCGAAGTCGTCGCGGGTTACGAAGAAGAACTCCTTCATCGGCGAGATGTCGAACGATGCCCCGAGCTCGTCCGCGAGGTCCTGGAGGACGTCCGCGAGCTTCTCGTAGCTGGCCGTGTACGACTCGAAGTAGCGATCCGTGGTTGAGATGGTGCCGAGCGTGATCCCCTCGGGCTCGAGGTACTTCTCGAAGAGGTCGGCGACGATCTCGTGTGTGTACACCCCCTCGTAGGACTCGGCAACGAGGCGGTTCTGAAAGATGATCGCCCCTGACGATACCTGGAGGGAGTACCGCTTCACCTCGGCGCCCGACGAGAACACGGGGGTGTCGACCGTCTGGATGATCCCCCAGAACACCGGAACCCCGTCGAAAAGGATTTGCGCCTGCTGGTAGGCGCGCGGGACCGGGTTAGTCCCGAGGAGCACGTCGATGGTGCTCGTCGAGACCGCGCCCGCCTGGTTGCGGATGGTGTACTCGTTCGTCGCGCGATAGGCGACGCCGCCGATCCTAACCTCTACTGCCATAGGCCGCCCCCACGAGTTTGTCGATTTGCTGGAAGACGAGGCCGCCGACCTTCATCCCGTCCATCGTCATGTCGCCCTTGAGGGAGAGCTGAAGCATGATCGGGCGCGTGGCGGTGAGCGACTGCGGGATAGAGGAGATGGAGCTGGAGGTCTCCGAGAGCATCTTCCGCGTGTCGCTCGCGTTGAATACCTGCGCGCCCCGCGGGAGGTTGACGAGCTCCGGCCCCTGCTCGCCGACGAGCGCGAGCCCGCCGGGGGCGGAAGTCGTACCGGATGCGAAGAACGACGAGAGGCCTCCTGACAGAACGTCCTCTATGCCCCATCCATTGCTTCCACCACCCTTGACCCTGTCGATGATGCTCCCGCCGATATCCATGACGGACTCGGCGAGGTCCTGCACCTTATCGATGAGCGAGGTGAAGAACCCGGTGATCTTGTCCCATAGCGCGTCGAATACGCCCTTGACCGCGTCCCAGATGTTCGCGCCGATCTCGAGGATGCCGTTGATGAGGCCCTGGATGATATCCTTCCCGAAGGAGAAGAAGAGCTTTGAGGGCGAGGCGATCCCAAAGAACTCCTTCACGGCCCGGACGAGCTTCCCGAAGATGTCCTTAACCCAGCTCCAGATGTTCGCGCCGACGCTCATCATCCCCTCGATGAGGCCGCGCACGAGCTCGACCCCTGACTCGAACATGGCCGCGACGATCTCGGGCGTCATTTTGATGATGGCGGCGATGATCTTCGGCAGGTTCTTGATGAGCGCCGCGATGACGATCGGGATCATCTTCCCGATCGCCCGCGAGATTTCCGGCGTCGCCTCGTTCATCCCCTCGATGATCGCCATGGTGATGTCGATTCCTGCCTGGAGAATCTCGTCGAGGTGCTCCGCGAGGGTCTCAACGATCATAATGATCGCCCGGACGACTGCGGGGATGAGGACCGGCAGGCGGTCGATGATCCCCTTCGTGAAGGCGTCCACGATCTCGATCGCCGCCTTGAGGATTGGCTCGAGATTCTCCAGGATCGAGTTGATCGCGGCCATGATGCCGTCGAGGATGGCCGGGACGAGCGTCGGTAGTTCCTGGACGATTCCCTCGAGGAGCGCGACGATCATCTCCATCCCGGCCCGAGTGAGTTCGCCGAGATTCTCGAATATGACCCGAACGAAGGAGAGGATCACCTTCGTCGCCTGGCGCATGAGTTCGGGCCCGTCCGCGATGATGGCGTCGGTGATGTATTCGAGGACGTTCCCCGCCGTCTCGACGAGCGTCGGTAGGTTGGAGTAAATCCCCTCGATGAGGTTCTCGATGATCGCGGCGCCCTGGTCGAAGAATACCGGGAGTGCCCCGAGGTCGTTCGTGAAGAAGTCCGCGATCCCGTCCGCGAGCTCCTGGAGCGATGCGATGACTTCTACGGGGTCGAAGTCCGCGAGCTTCTTAATGATCTCGACGACACCCGTCACGAGCCCGAATGCGGCTTGGGCTCCCTTCTTAATGAACGCGGCGGCCTTCACCATTGCCGATCCGATATTCCGGAGTGCTTCCTTCGCGGCGTTCGTGGCGAGGTGCACCCCGCCCTCGATTCCTTTCCGTAGGCTCTTCATGATCCGCGCGCCGAGCCCCTCGGACTCCGCGGGGAGGTCGCTTGACGTGGTGACGGTCTCGAGTCTGTTGATGAGCACGAGCATCTTCTTTAGCTCGCGCCCGCCGATGGTAGTCGAGTCGCCGAAGGAGTAGCCGAGCTCTAGGAGGGCGTCGACCTGCTTATAGGCCGCCTTGATGATTCCCTCGCGCTCCTCCCTCTCCGTGATGAGCCCGGCCTCGGTCTTCTTCCCGAGGATTTCCGTCGTCTTTAGGAACTCGTTGTAGGCCTCGATCCGGTCGGAGATAGACTTGAGCTCTTCCTTCGATGCCTTCTTTCCAGTGCTCGCCACCTCCGACTGCGCCTGCGCGAGACTCTCGGCGCTCTTCTTCTGGCGCTCGATCCATTCGGGCGTTCCGGTTACGAAGCCCTGGCTTTCCTTGAGGACGTCGCGGTAGTTTCTTACCTCGCGGAGCGTGTTCTTGAATTCGTCGGTGACCTTGCCGGAGGCGAGGCCGATCCGGAGGACGAGGTCTTCCGAGATGCCGAGATCCTCGCTCATCTGCTTGACCTGGGCCGTGACTTCCTCGAACGTTCCGCCGCCCTTCGAGGCGTTCGCGAGCGCCTCCTGGATCTTGTAGATGGTCTCGGTGGCGACCCCAGTCCCGGCGATGAGCGGCTTGAAGTCCTCGGCGATCTCTTTGAGCGCCGACTTGTGTACGGCGTTACCGACGGCGATGAGGGCGGTGACGAGTGCCCCGAGGGCGACGATGATTCCGGTCGGACCGAGTAGGGCGGTCGCGTTGAGCGTCGCGATCGCCTTCGTGAGCGAGATGACGCCGTTCGTCATGCCGACAAGTGCCGCCGTCACCCCGATTGATGCGATGATCTTGAGGAGGTCCTTGAGGTTGTTCCCCTCGCGCGCCCACTCGACGAATCCGTTCGCGGCCTTCGTGAGCCACCCGACGACGTCCTTAACGGTCTGGAGGAACGCCTCGCCGATGACCTGGCCTACCTGCTTGAACGCGTCACCCATCGTTGAGATGAGGCCCGTGAGGGTAACCGAGGAGACCTGCATCCCCTGGTAAAAGATGCCGCCCGCGCTCGTCATGCGCTCGAAGGCCTTCGTGAGGTCGGCCGCTCCGATCTTCCCCTTCGAGCTCATGTCCATCATTTCGGCGACGGTCACGCCCATCGAGTCGGCGAGCTCCTTGTAGATCGGGACGCCCGCCTCGGCGATCATGTTGAGCGACTCCATGTCGACCTTCCCCTTGAGGAGCGTCTTCATGTAGCCGCGCGTGATAGAGTCGAGCTTCTCGATGTTCCCGCCGGCGGTGTCTCCGAGCATCCGGAAGGACTTCGTGACGGCCTCGACGTCGTTCCCGAGCACCGGGAGGAGTTGCTTCGCGATCTTCCCGATCCCCTCGAGCTCGAACGGGGTCGTCGCGGCCTCTTTATTGAGCGCCGCGACCATCGCCTTCGCATTCTCGGCGCCGCCCGTGAGCGGGGTGAACGCCGCGACCATGTCCTCGATCTTGCCGGCCTGACCGACGGTTACGGATCCGATGCCCTTGATCGCGTCCTTGAGCATTCCGACCGCCGCGACCGGCCCTTGCATGATGTCCCGCAGGTCGCCGAACAGCTGCTTGACCGTCCCCGAGATCGCCCGGGCGTCGCGCTTGAGGCCGTCGCTATCTATTTGCGTGGAGAATCGTACCGCGCCGTCGTAGCTTCCCGTCATTGTTTCCTCGTCGCCACTCCGCTGATCGCCGTGAAGAGATCACTCAACACGTCCCGCTTCTCTCCGATCCGGTATATGTCCTTCATCCGCTGGAGCTCGTTCTTCTCCGCGGGCTTCATGCCTTTCTCGAATGGTCGCCGCCTTATCTCGATGACCTGCTCGAGCTTCGTCCCCGAGGGGAGCCCGTCGAGAAGGTCCTTGAACACCCACCAGTGCACCTTCACCTGGCGAAGATTGACCCCGTACACCTGGAGGAACGCCGCGTAGATGCGCCCCGAGTCGGTGAGAAAGTCGAACACGGGCGCGCGCTTCGGGCCTTCGTCTTCTTCCTCCGCCGCTTCGCCCCGGGTGATGAAGAACTCGAGAGCCTTTGCGAGGTCCTCGAGGTCCCCCGCTCTGACTTCCTCTCCGAAGAAGAGCGCGAGCCCGATCCCGTTTCGCTCGTCCTCCGTGTGCCCTTCGTTCTCCATCTCGCGCAGGTACGCGAGCACGACGCGGAAGTCGGTGTTGATCTTGTACTGCCGCCCGTTGATCCACACGTCCTCGGGCGGTTTGTCCAGGAGGACGTTAAAGGGCTTCGCCATCCGCCGGGATCGCCGGGGTCGCCTGGCTCATGCGCTCGCTGGCGACCTTCTGCCTGATGACTTCGAACGCCGCCCGAAGGAGTGACGTGATGTTCTCGACGTCGTAGTCGGCGAACTCGAGGATCGCGTCCCACTTACCAGGCGCGATGATTTCGAAGCACTTCTTGACGACGTCCATGACCCGGTCGATCGACTCGAGCGCCTTGTCGTCTTCGCCGAGCGCGTTGTAAAGCTCCTCTGCTTCCCTGACGGCCTTGATGAATCTATAGTCCGACGGGTTGCACCGGAACTCGAACGTCTTCTGCACGGGGCCGGTCGCGGTCTCTTTCGTGATGTTGATCGTGGCCGTCTCGCGCCTTTCTTTCCAAACTACGTTCCCCATGTTCATTCCCTCCGCTAAAATGTTGTCCCGTTACTCGCACGGGACCACGCCAGTCCGCGAACAACCCCACGGACGGGGCGCGGAGGCTTAGGTGCCCGGGTTGACCTCTCCGGCCGCGACGAGGTGAGAGTCGAACTTCACCAGGTGTCGGAAGGCGTCGAGCTCGAACACGTTGAGGTACTGCCCAGCGGTCGCGACGATGTCGGCGCCCGAGGTGTACGCGGTCAGCGGCCCAATGTCGACGTACTGCCGCCCGTTCCGGGAAAGCTGCGCGGCGGTGAGCCGGTAGTAAAGCGCGCTGCTCGCCCCAGGGGTCGCCGTGCACTTCGTGGTGCCAGTCACCGAGCCCGCGGCATACGTCCCACCGAGGGCGGTAGCCGCAACGGGCGGAGTGATAGTCGGCTTGCCGTTGAAGTGCATCTCGAACCCGCACGCCTGGGTCGCGTTCGCGTCTCCGCCGGGTGGCGTGATGTTCGCGATGGTGACGTCGCCGGTGATGATCGACCCATCGGCCCCGGTGATCCGGAGGTCGGTATGCCGAAGCTCGCCGAGAGAGAAGAGCCGCTCGAAGATCCAGTCCTGCGCGGCGTCTCCGGGGATGCGATCACCCGAGAAGGCGATGATGTACTGGAAGCCGGTGACCTCCGAGCTCTGCCCGCCCTCATCGTCGAGGTACGACTTCTGGTCGATGGACTCGTTGTTGGAAGGAGAGGCCGTCACAAGCCCATCAGCAAGACGGACAAACGAGGCGGTGCCTTCCGGGTTTATATCCAGCTCATAAAGAGTCTGGTATCCAAGGGGTGCGCTCATTGCTATACCTCCTGAAAGTAGACCAGCTGATAAGAGCTGGCGTAGATGACCGCGCCCGAGTCCTTCCTGGAAACAGGGGCCGCGCGCGCGATCTCGACTAACCGGCCTTCATTGAGACCGAGTAGTTCCGTGAAGTTGTCCATGTGCAGTACCGCCTCGATCGCCTCGAGCGTTTGTCGCGCGGTGATCGTGCTCATGCTCTGGGCGTAGAACGAAAAATTGAACTGCGCCCAGAACCCGCCGGTGAGGTACTGCTTGGTTACGAGCGGCGACGGGTCATGTCGGCAGATCACCTCCTCCTCCGTGTCGCTCGCGAAAAAGTCCTCGTTGATGTTTCGCTCCGGGTGTCCGGTGCGTTCATTCACGAAGGCGTTGATATTTGCCATGAGCTCGATCACTTGAGCCCCCTTTGCGCCGCGCTTCTCCACCGGTCAAGGTGGTTAGCTTTGGCGACTTCGCACCACTTCATGCTGGCGTTCGGATTCTTGTCCTTCGACTTGTTCGGCCGGTCGTGGTACTGCGCCTTCGCATACGGCGTGTCCCACACGAGTTCTCCCGACCCCAGCTTCGACGCCGTGATCGAGGAGTCCTTGAGAAACCCGTCTGCCTCCGGGCAGTACCGGTTGCAGTCCTTGAGGACTTGCCCGTCGAGCGCGAACTGCGCGCGGCCGACCGCCTGCATCTTGCGGCGAATGAGTTCGGGTACGCTGACCTCTACCGAAACGCCGTTATACACAGGCGACCTCCCAGTGGTGCACCGCCTGGCCCATGCCGTAAACCGGCGAAGCCTTGCGGACCGTATACGCGACGCTATCGAAGGTGATGACGTCGCCCGTTTTGAACACAAGCCCGGCCGGGCGCGAATTCACGCAGTCGTAGAAGACGGCGACCCGGTCGTTCTTCATGTCCCCGAGCGAGGTCATGGCGTTCTGCTTGACCGGCTCGAGGCGAACGTGCTCGAGGTCTACCTCCGTCCCGTACTGCTTGACCGACCCGACCGTGCCCGTGTAGGGCTTGTACTTCGCGCTGTGCGGAAGAAGGCGGCGAGGGATCGGCGCGCTCATCGTCTCCTCCTGGGGACACCCCGGAAGGTGAGCCCGGCGCGCGTGAGGTAGTCGAGAGCCCGCGGCGCGATGTCAGTCGGCGAGCGGCGCTGGGTGACGAGTACGCTCCGCTCATACCCGCCGATCTTCTCCGATCCCGCCGACTGGTCCACGTTGTAGGCCTCTCCGTTCAGGAAGTAGTACTCAATCTGCGCGCAGGTTGCCTTCTTCACGAGTTCCACCTGGAAGGCGGTGAGCTCGTCGAGGTCGATGGAGTCGCCGGCCGCGCGGTCGACGTCCTCGGAAGCACGAGACGCGAGGCGGTTGAAATCCGCCCCGACGTCCTGCCCGAGGTAGGTGTCGGTGTAGTAGGTCTCGTCAACGTACACGGCCATTCGTTACCCCTTCGTGGCTATGATCGCCACGGCCACCGAAGCGAGCGCGGCCGCGTATGGCCCGAAGGCACGGACGAGCCCCTCTATGGACCGGCTCCGCTTCTTCATCGCCTCGTCAACCGCCTCTACAATCATTCGCCGCTCGCGTTCCCTCTCGACGGCGCACCCGGTCTTGATCGTTGCGACCTCGTCAGATATGCCATCGATCCTCTTTTCCTCGCGCGCGATCCGCTTTTCGTGGTCAGCGAGAATCGCGGCGGCCCCAGGCTTCCCGTTCCCGTCTCGCCACCGTTCAAGGGCCTCGACTTGTACCGCGAGGTCCGCCATTTAGTCCTCCGGCTTTTCGGCCTTCGGCTTCTTAACCGGCCGCACCGCCGCCTCGAAGTCGTCGTCTTTCGGGGCTTCACCCTTCGGCGCATCATCCGCCCGCCCGAACACGGGGGAAGCGGTCGAGATGATGTTGTAGGCCTCGTCGCATTCGCCGAGGTAGACGTAGCCGTTCGCGAGTGCGTCCTTGACGCCCGCCTCGTCGGTCCGGATGGTGCAGGTCGGCCCCTTCTGGAGCTTGTACAATCGCTTCATGCTGTCCCTCCAAGTAAGGCCGCCAAGGTTTCCCTAGGCGGCCTGGTCGCTACGCCCCGAGCTCGTTGGAGGCGATGTCGTGCGAGACGAACCGCACGACGTGATTCGTCGCGTCGAGTTCGTAGATGTTGAAGAACTTGGTCGCGGTGGTTGCGGCGGTGTTCGCGGCCGAAACGTACGCGGTAAGATCGTCAGGATCGACCACGTCGTTCTGGTATACGTCAGTGAGCTGCGCGTCCGTGATGCTGTAGTAGAGCGAGTTCCCGGTGGTCACGCCGGTGACGGTGCACTTGGTCGTGTTGGTGGCAGATCCAGCGGCGAAGGTTCCGGTCAGCGCGACGGGGGTAGTCAGCTTGTAGTTGACGTAGATCGCCGTGAGCTTGTTGTCGGTGATCCAGCACCCGTGATACTTCCGGGTCTGGATCTTCCACGCGTCGGCGGCCTGGTTCTGGTCCGGCGTGAATACGCGCACCTTGTCGGTCTTCACGACGGCGATAACCGCGCGTCGGGCAACGATGACCCAGTTCAGCTCCATTGCGCCGGTCGCGTCGGAGTATCCGTCGGTGGCGGAGAAGGTAAACGCGCTCTTGAACCGCGAGGTCGGGACGCGGATGAGCGGGATACCGTCGATGCTCTTGACCTCGGTAGTGATCCCGCCAGCGGTGAAGCCAACCAAGGGGAGGGAGCGGTCGATCTCGGTCGACTTATCGAGCGCGTCGGCCGCGTCGTACGAGATGTAGCAGTCAAGCTGCTCGTTCTCGCCGATCACGGACTGGATCGTCTTGATGTCGGTCTTAATCTGGGTGAATACGGACGCGGCGGCTACGGTGTATCCGCGGCTCCGAAGAGCCTGGTTCGCCCTCGCGAAGATGGACGAGTAGCGGTAGGCGTCGACCTCGGGAGCGATCTTGTCCTTTTGGAGGGTCCCGAGGACCATGGACGCAGTCGGGATGAAGTTCGCCTCGTCAACGTCCTGCGCGTCGAGGTTAAGCTCGATACCGCGATCCATCGAGAAGGTGAAGGTCTCCCAGTCGAGGTCAACCGTTCCGGACGGGAAACCCGTCGAGCGGTTGTAGGTCCCGAGTCCGCCGGTCGTTACCTTCGCGATCTTGAGGGTGTTTCCGCCGTTGTAGCGGACCTGGTTCGCGTTCGCCTCGAAGGCGCGCGAGGTAAGCTCCGGGACGATCGACTCGTCGGCCGCCGTCTGGAACACATACGCGTAATTGATGCCAGCCATGTGGCTCTCCTGGCGCGTGGGGGTGTACCCGTGAGGGCACAAAAAAAGGAACTGTGCGCCGATCAGTTCAAGAGGTAGCCCCGCATACGCGGTGCTTTTCTCCCCGCGTTTCCGCAGGTTCCCCTTGCGAGTAGGCGCAAGTTCCTTTCCCCGGTGTATCTGCCTTTCGGCGCGGCCCCGGTTCCGCTCCCCCAGTCTATCGCCCGAAGGCCCGGCTCTGGTTCCGGTATCGTTCGCGCGTTTCCGCGCTTTCAGTCGATGGCGTTGTCCGCCTTATCATCTCAAATAAGTGGACTAACTTTTTATTTTGTCAAGCGTTTCCCATCGCTGCCTTCGCAAGGGCGAGCGCGGCGGCGTTCGCGTCAGCAGGAGCGCCGCCCGAAGGACCACCGAACGCAACCACGCCACCTTGAGGCGTCGCGGCTACGAAACTGGGGAAGTCCTTGATGACCGCCTTGATCTTGTCCTCGATGGACTCGCCCTCATAGGTACCCGCGAGCTTCACAACCTTCTCGAGCTGATCGCTCTTGACCCCGAGCTGGAACGCGGCGAGCTGTGCCTTTAGGGTCGCGTTCTCGCTCGCGAGCGTTTCCTTCTCGGATGCGGCAACACGAAGCGCCTCGGCGTTCTTCTCTGCTTCGGTCTTCTGGCTGTCCTGATATTCCTTGAGTTTCTTCGCGGCGTCCTTGAGCCCCTTCACGTCGGCGACTCCGAGATCCTTCGCGAGCTTCTCGATCTCCTTCGCGGTACCCTTCGCGATGAGGTCGTTCACCTGCTCCTGGGTAAAGGTTTTCGCGTCAGCCGCAGGGGTAGCGGGCGGCGTACCCGCAGGGGCGGCCGGAGCCGCCGGGTCAGTAGCGGGCGCCGCAGGGGTAGCAGGTGCAGCCGATCCGGCCCCGGTTCCATCGGCCTCGTAAAAGGCCCGAAAATGTTTCATAGTTCTCCCTCCTAGTAGATTCTCTCGCGGTCGAGTCGCCTCGTCCGTCCTGATTCCTCGATGAACTGCTTCATCCCGTCACGCCTTCGCGCGAGCTTCTCCTTCGCTGACTGTATGCGCCTCTCGTCTCCGAGCGCCTCCATC